ATGTTAAATGGTTGGAAGGAGGAACAACACATGCATAAGCTCCAAGACATTATGCAGTTAGATATTGACTATATCAATGAGTTTAGTGAGATGGAACGGTGTCCGGAAGGAGTATTTTTTTACAATAAGGAAATGCCTATGTACTATGACGCCAACCATGCACATATATGGAAGAGAGTAGAGCAAGCAGAGACATTTTTAACTAATGTAAAACAATTCTATCTCTCAAAAGGATTAATTCCGAGAATGTATTTATATAATGTTGAGGAAAATCATCACTGTGTGGAGGCATTATCATCACATGGTTTTCAATATGAGTCTTTTACGGATGACATCCAGTGTTGGAATGGCGAATTTGTTATATTACCGCATAATCCAGCGATTCGCATTGAACGTGTGACAGATGCAAATGTACAAGAAGCACTTGAAGTAGAAATGACTATCTCTACATTTGGTGAGCCTGCTTTAATAAAAAGGGCGTTCGAAAACATGTACTGTTCACCGCATTTTACGTACTATTTATTAAAAATAGATGGTGTTGCTTGCTGTACGGCCAATTTGTTTCTATCTGGTCGTCAAGGTCGAATTGAAAGTGTCGCAACATTAGAAAGCTATCGTGGAAGAGGATTGATTGGTTATGTATTGCAACATATTCAAAAAGAAGCTGTTAAAAATAACTTAGAACATCTTTGGCTATTGCCTATTAATGAGCAAGTCGCTAAAGTATATGAAAAGGCAAATTTTTATTCTTTTGGTAAAATAAAATCAATACATGCATTTACAGAAGGGAAAACAATTCAAGAAATAAGGTCTGCAAAATAAGTAAATTTTTGAAGGTAAATTACTTGAAAAAAAGTGGTATTCGATTTATTGTCTTTAGAGATACTTGTTAAATGGACTTGGAGGATATGGAATGCACGGAATTTATATACGCTACAATGTCTCAGAAAAAAACCAAGAAGCAAAATGGCCCCGAAAAGTGGATGCATTTGCGTATGTTCAACGAGGAAAACCACAACAAGATAATGACAACATGCTTTCAATGGAGGAGCTAAGAAGTCATGCAATCCGATATATTAAAAGTTTAAAAGAAAATGCGAGTGCCCATTTAGTAGAGCAACATAAAGGGGAAATTGAGCATTTCGATCGCCGCTATATGGAGTCGCTAAAAGTCAAAGAAAATATCGATTCACAGCTTATTAATCTTGAAGAAGTTCGCTTATTATTGCAATTGATGAATGTATTGAATTTATCGCATAGTTTTGGTGAAAATGCTGGAAAGCTGTTACGTCAAATTACGCCATATGCAAAAGATATAGAGCATCCTACTTTCCAAACTACGCGAGTTGAGCGTCATTTTTATAGTGAAATGATTGAGCAAATAGAAGCAATATATGCACGTATTATGCGTCAGCACAATCCATCCACGACAGAAATTCAGCAATCAGAAAAATTATGGATTAGCGTTTGTGAGCAAGCAATTGACAAAGTAGAAGCACGCATTGAGCGCTTATCTTCTATTAAATTAAAGCATGAAAAAAATTTATTAGAGTATAGTCAGTTAAAGCAACAAAACATTGAGGCAAAGGAACGATTAGACCACGCTGTCAATGAACTTGATACGATTTTAAATGTACTAGAATCCTAAGCTGCTATATACAAAAAAGGCATGTTGCCAATTAGTGTTCATTGCTAATTGGCAACATGCTTTTATTTTGCATTATTTTTTTCTGCTTCTTCACGCTTCCATTGGCGATAAACTCGTAATAAGTCAAACCCTAGTACAATCACGATAAGATAGAAAATAGGGCTATTATAAGATAAGCCAATTTCGGACTCGCCACCTAATAATGTGAGCACAATCCAAAGACCAACTGTATAAAGTGTTAAACCAGCATATGCTTTTTTGGATAGCTTTTTATATGTACCTTTTGATGACACTAGATTTATACCAACTAGGACAATTAATATAACAAGAATAATTTTCTTCGACAATATTTCTGCTAACGGAGTGGCAGGGAAAAAATCATTGACGAATAGTAAAGTGAAAAAAATGAAAATACAAACATTAATAATTGTTGATCGCTTCATGCAATATCTCCTTCGATGCCTTTATTCTTTTCTATTGTAACATGGTTTGAGTTTGCATGTTTAATCATCCTTCAGCTGAAAATGTAGTGCGAAAAACTCGTGGCGTGACAAAAGAGAAAAAATGTTTTACTCTGCTGTTGTTGTCCGCTACGGCGCCGTACTTTTTGCCTTAGCACCGTAAACTGACAACACTTGTTTTTGTTTTGTTCGTTCTGAATAGGGGTCGTCTCTCTCCGCTAACAACCTTCTAAGGATTATATTTTTTACAAGGAAAGAACTATTTTTGATTATTTAATCTATAAAGAACTGTAGCAAATTGCTCCCTAGTAAGTGGTTTTTGTGGGTTTTGTCCATTTAATAAACCTTGTTCTTGAGTCCATTTCCATCCTGTTTCATGAGCTTTGTTAACAGGTCGTTCTTCTATTCCTAACATTGCATTAATAAATGCTAATTGTTGGAAAATTTTTTGACAGTCAGCTTTTAATTCTTCATATTGTGACACAGTGAAGCCTCCTTTATTGCTAGTGAGTTTATTCAGTTCTTTTTGAATGCTATTTAAAAACGATGCCCATCTTCCTTCATCAAGAATGCGATGTGGACAATATTTACCACTCCAATCTTGATGTTTTCTTACTCTATCAATTTTCCAACCTCGTTCTAGTAAAAGTTGCGCTATAAATTGTGTAGCTAATTTTTCAGCATTTGCATAACGATTACCACCAGATTTAGAATAGCAAATTTCAATACCAATTGATTGCATATTTCCAAATCCTTTACCATCGCCACAATGCCAACCATTACGGTTTAAAGGTAAACCTTGGATTACTTCTTTATCATCGATAGCATAATGGAAGGATACCTGTTGGCTATTACTAATCATATAATTGATTTCGTTTGCTGCTGATGCATCATTAGCTGTATTATGTACCGTTAAAAATTGCGCATTAATCGTATAAGGGCATTTAATCGTATATTTTGAAGGATGTACTAAATGTTGTTTAATATTAATTGTCAATAAAATCATCTCGTTTCGGTTTCACATATGTCAATGCGTTTTGAGAGTCACTAAAATTAGCTGTGGTAGGATCTAAAACGGCATTATAGGTGCTTACTGCCATTAAAGCTAATACGTAGGGATTAGACACGGCATTGATTATTAAGCTCCGTACACTATCCCAAGTAGTTAAATCAGCTCCAGTAATGCCGTAGTAGGCGAATAGTGGGGTAATAATAGATAATCCAAACGTAATCCAAAATTGAGGGTTTCGACTACGTACTTTCCAGTTGATTTTCATATATAATCCTTCCTTTCTTATAAACCAAGCCATTTTAATATTTCAGTGCCTAAAATGGTGAGAGGAATAAGAATCCACCAATTTAGATATTGTTTAATGATTTCGCTAATGGAAATGTTATCTTTTGCAGATTCATATTTTAAATCTTCTTCAATACTGTCTACTCGTTTACCAATACCTTTTACATCATCTTGCAGTTCTACTTGTGACATGTTTAGTTTCGTTAGATTGATATTGATGTTGTTAAATGTTTTATCCATTCGATTTAATTGAATTTGTTGGTATTTATTCATTTCTTGTTGTTGTTCTGAAACGACTGTTAAACGTTGTAATAATTCATGGTTACCTTCTAATTTTGATATTCTTTTTTCGTGATTCTTCATTTCTACTTCTACAGTCGCCAATCGTTCTCCATGTTTTTCAATTTCCATATTCATCACCAACTTTAAAAAATAATAAAAGGATAGTGTGGATTTACAGTCCACAACTATCCCAAAAGAATACTTCTATTGTTTTTCAAGTAATTGAATGTCCTCGAAAATTTCGCAATATCGATTATATAAAGTTGCTTTTTTACCAGTGAACTCTAAATCTAAATTTAACAGTATTTCTTGTAAAACTTGCAGCATGTCTATTTTATCTGCAGTTTCCTCGATAATAAAATCTTCATGAAGTAATGTTAATATTTGACGCTGAACTTCTTTTTCAGCATCTTTACCGAAAATAGGTATTTCAATTTCCTTATTATCAACAATTTCTTTGTTATATAAAACTTCTCCGTTGTCGTCTTTATCGGCATAATCAGCTACTAATTGTTGTCTTTCCTGATTTACTAAATTTAGCTGATCTTCCAATAGTTTGAGAAACCTGGTACGCATGCGTGACTCTTTCCCTTTTAAAATAAGGTTAAATAGAAAAGCATATAACTCACTAATTTCGTAATTTTTAATAATCATCGTTTTTTCTCCTTTTTCCGTTTTACATTATAAATACATAACCTGAAACGCCACCGTTTACCCTAATAATTGTATTTATGTTGTCTACATACAATATTCGCGGTTTTATTGTTGTTAAAATATCTGAATTATCCCAAGTTGGGATTGTAATTTGAGTCGGGATAGATGGTTTTGATACAATTAATATCGTGTCAATTTGACTAACAGCCTTAATATCAATTTCAGTAGGTAACTGGCTGACTTTTTTTGCTGTAATCTCGGTATGGATTTCATTTATGTAAGAGACAAAAATTTCGGCATTTAAATCTAGAGCTTTTTGTACTCTAATGGCTATACAAGTTGCAACTGCAGGCTTTGATACAACAAGTTCAGTTGCAAGATCACTAATGATATTTGGTTCGATTTCAATCCAAATATCGTCTCGATAGTTTACCGCGATTTCTGCTTCAATCTTTGGTTTAGAAATAGAAATTGTTGAATATAAGTTATGATCTTTAAGAGCTCGTGATGAAATTTCAACAGGAATAGTATCTTTACTTACAAGAATCTCTGTATGTACAATACTTGAAAAAATAGTGTTAATATCAATTTCAGTATTCATATCACTATCCTTATGTGAAGGTATAGTGATTTCTGCTTCTGTGAAAGGCTTATTTACAACTAATTCTATTTCATGCTCTTCATCTTTACTTACGGATGCTGTTATTTCAATTGGAATATTCGGTTTATTAATAGTAATATCTGTAAAAATTGAAGATGTTCTTGCAACTTTAACGCTAATCTCCGTCAAAATCTTGCTTTCATCTGGAATAGCTACTACTAGCTCACTTGGAATTAACGGTTGATTCACTTGTATATCTACGAAAATATCTTCGTCGATAGGTACTTCAGCACGGTGAACGTATAGAAATGTATCATGATCAGAATGTTCAAATGTTGAACCAACTGTGATTTCCGCTTCTTTAACTGAATGCCGCGACGTATAAACAAAAATTTCAGTAATGTGCTGACTTCTACCAAAACTAAATATTGTAGAGTCAAAATAATTTACTACTAGTTCAGGAGGTTGCAGCGATTCTTTTGTTTTAAAGTTAGCGGAGCCATTAGCTATTTCATTCGATACACGAATAATAAAGCCATTATTCACTTGACTAAGGGAGACCCAACTTTTTACGATATCGAACACGTTAAATTCAACGTAACCTGCTTGTTCATTGATAGTGTATTGATTGGTAATTAGTTGAATAGGCGTAGGGCGATTTAAGTGTGTAATACTAGTTTCTGACCATTTACTACCAGAATTTAAAAGTTCCAGTTGAATGCCATTAGGAATACTACCATTGTAGTACAGCCTTACATATGCATTTGTTAAGACAAAAGAAGGATTGATAGAAGAAACGTCAAATTGTACAAAAGATCGCCAAATATCATCATGACCGTGACCTACCAACATAGATGAATAATCACCATAGTTAATCGTTTGATATTCCGTTTTTTCACGAGTAAAAGCGTCTTGAGTAGGGGTGAATACATTCGTAATAATTGGCGGTTGCTGAACTTCATAAATAGCCGACATTCTGTTGTGCGGCGGCACTTCTATTTCGGCCAGTAGGTTATTATATCCAATTGGTTGAATTACTGTTAGTACATCAGCATTTCCTCGGTACATTATGTTTATGTAAGTTTCTTTCGAAGACTCTTCATAGGCACGAGAAATAATTTCCATATGAACGTCGGCATTTTTTTTAGGTCTTGAAATAATTTCTGTATAAATATCAGCGCTGCCAACCGCAATTAAACTATACTTTGCCTTAAAACTATTACTAACGGTAAGAACAGATTCTATGCCCAGCCAATCGTTTTGCAAGGTTTCGCTTTCATCTGTCTGTTGGTATAGGGGAGGGTCCTTCACTATTTCAATATTATTATCTTCGTTCATCTTTTCACTTCCTTATCACATTGTATTGTGATTAGGCTTTATCAGCTCTCACGATAATGTCAAACGATCCATTTGCGTCAGGCGTTGAACCTAATTTTGTTTTTAAGCGAATAAAAAAGGACGTTTCAGCATTATTCGCAAGCATACCACTGAGGTTTAAATCTGAATGAGGTGTAAAAGGTGAATTACTTTGACTAAACTCGACCGTCATATCGCTTGGGAAATTAGTTGTATTTGCAAGTAAGTGCACATTTTTAACATCATATCCATATTGGTTTTTTAGAAATACCTCATGCTCGATAGTCGTTTGTCCTGCTATAATGACACCAAAATCAAGATATTTTAATACTTCTCCAATTTCATTAGAAAAGTATTCACCGTAAACATCTTTAAACATAAGTCCTGTATATGTACCCATAAAGTTTGTGGACCAATAATCGGTAGTACCAAAGGAATCTTGAAACTCTACTTTTAAAGTATTCCAATCATCAATTTTAATGTCCTTACTTCGTATTACTAACTCAATATTTTGAGGAGATTCACCTAGTTGTGTAAAGCTGCCATCAGCAGGGTAGTAGTAGCGATTGTTCAGTATTACCCGATATTGAACGCGTGTTAAGTCATCATCACTTAACATTCCTTTTAAAACATTTCCATTAAAAGCAATATCAATTTTGGCAGTTGTATTCAAAATATAAAGACTTGTGTCCTGAATTGTGGATGTATGACGTGGAAGATAATCTTCATATGAAACATTTTCAACAACTGAAACGATGGTATCACGAGGATTGTCTTTTAAGAAGATCCCAATATTTAAGAACTGTTCATTCCATGTTCGCCATTCTGTGTCAGTGATGTTGTTTAAGTCTGTATGTTTCATACCATTGGCGATAATAGCTTCTTCACTAGAAGCATCGGCTATGACAAACTTCTTAAGAACCTTATTCCAAACATACCACTTCGATGTATCCGTGCCAGAGATAAAATAACGAGCTTCATCACGATAGGATTGAGAGAGATCATTCACTAACACTTCATCTAAAGCACCATAGATTCGCTTTGGATTGACCAACTTAATAAACTGAGGTTTAGGTATAGCTTTCATTTCAAGTACTCTCTGTGCAGTCTCAGGCGCTTCATCAGTCCATGTCACAACCTCGAAATCACCCTCTAATTCATCAAGCGGTGACCAATTGGCTTCTAAGATTAAATCAGCATTTGTGACCTCTGGATCGTCAGTGTAGTAAAGTACTTCAACACTATCCCCGAATTCATCGTAAATGTCGAATGGTTCACTGTTGATTGATACAATAACGTCTTCTTTATCTTCTGTATAAACTATGACTTCAGGAAAATCACCAATATAGTCATACACACTAAATGGTTCGGTTTCGGTTTCAATTATTGCAACATCAGATTCAGAAATCACTGTAATTATAGGGTTATCAACTAAATAATCATAAACGGAGAATCCTTCTGTTACTAATAATGTTGATTCATTGTATACATCATTTGTTGCATCATAAGTGACATACTTGTGATTCTTATATGGAGTAGTTAAATCAATTTCTTTGTTCTTGTCTACCCCAAATTTCATAAGAGTTGAAGCAGAATTATTCGGTAGATGTATTAATGTTTTTGTTGATGTATCAAAACTGAAAAAATCAGTATTAGACTGAATAATAAATTTAGCAAGTACATCATAAAATCCAAATTGTAATTTTTTTATTGATGAATATGAAGAACCATGATTATTTACTACAGTTAGTTTGAAGTATCTTCCAATTGTTTTGGGTACTTTAAACTCTCGTATTTCATTGGCTGTCCAAGCAGGCTCTATACCCTCATATATTCTAGTCCAACTATTATTATCTAGTGAATATTCAAGCCGTAATGTTTTTGGGTTTTCTGTAAGTGCAGAATGACCTTTTATTCTAAATTTATCTACAAGTTTTAACTCACCGAAGTCTATTTTTACCCATGAGTTATTTTGTGAATAATTAGTTGTGCCCCAAAAGCTATTGTTGCTCATTTCTTTAAATGCATTGAAAGCACCTGAAAATTCACTACTAGCACTCACAACTAATGGAGAAGGAGATGTGTTAGAAGTCATATTAGTTTCATACCACACAAGCTCTGACAAAATAATCATTTCCTTTCTTTTAAATTGTTTTTTTATTTATGTTTTTAAGATAATTGTTTTTGGTTTTTTCGCTAGCTTTGAGGAAACAATTCTATTCTCTATGTTATTTCCATAGCTACTTAAATCATTAGGGTAGCTTTGTTTAGTGAAAGTTGTATCTAATTGAACTTCTTTACCTTTCTCAACACCCCATAAGATCATGTTTTGAGGTGAATTGTCAGAAAGGTGAATAAGAGTGTTATGTGATAAGGAATAGGGTTGAGCATGATTGCTAGGATTTTTTAATGCTAAACATTTGTGAAATAGAAAATCTCTTGCTACATCTGAGTATTTCATTTTATCTAAGTCATCTACAATTGTGATAGATTCATTTCCTCCAATTGTGGAAGTGGAAACGTACAATTTAATTTCTCCTAAATCTTTTAAATTTCTAAATGCGACCCCTAAATTAACACCATCTTTAGTAAAAGATATTTCTCCTACATCCATTTCAATTGCCATTCCTATAATGTTTGATGCATTAAAAGAACTCCCATAAGTACTTCTAGGATATACTTTGTTCCCATCATAACCAAATATTGCTCTTACTTGACTTTCTGTTGGCTTTATAGGTGCTGATATGCTTTGAGAAATACCTATTACTATTTGAGCATAAGTATTTATTACAAACTCAAAATAATGCTTTCCACTTGTGATGTTTTCTTGAGTGACTGCCCAACCACCTCTAATAGAAGCTGTTTTTCCATCAGAAGACACAGTTGCGTCAGTGCTTTTAAGTGTGCTACTCCATGTAACAGTCATTGTTGTACTCCTTTGTATTTAATTTAAAATAAAACTCAGCATTAGATTATTCCGATGCTGAGGGGTTTTTTGTCTACTTTTTTTGTTGTAAGAGTCTTTTTCTCAATTTCTTGCACAACATAGTTAACTACGTTAATAGCACCATCGAGATTTTTTAGTTCCATTACTCCATATTTAGAAAAATCACTTGCTGTTTTTTTACTCAAACTGAATATAGAAATACCTTTGTAACCAAAAACCACCTCACCAATAGCAGAGTAGGTTGATGAGTTTGCTGCTGTTATTTGAATCCTATAAAACTGAAAAGCTCTTGTATTATTGAACTCAAATATTCTAGTCTCATCTTGTTTCCAACTTGTTTGATTTTGGATTAATGCTAACTCTGTCCAAAGCAATCCATCAGGAGAGCCTAATATCTTAAACTCTTTTGGAGCAGTAGTATTGCTGTCACTATAGTTTCTTGTTGTGAAAGATATTTTATTATATCTTTTACTTGTGCCAAAATTTACTTGAAGCCAACCTAAAGGACTTCCGTTTGTTGTCAACCATGAATCGCCGTAGCCTACGTTTTTCCCATCAAAAGCTTTCCAACAAGCGTAAGAAGTACTGTAATCACCACTAGATGTTATTTCATATGGTGAGGGTGTTGTATAAGAGGTCATGGCTAATGGCTCAAATGAATCACTATATATAAGAGAATAAATATGATCTTTTGATTGAACAAGTAATCTTCTCTTGTTTAGAAAATAATTTTGTAAAATATATTTTTCTTCGGATGTCCCAAACTCACCATAATAAATTTCCTTATAGTCAAGATTGTCATTTGAAACACTCACTCTGATATTTCTAATGTCGTAAGAACCATTGCCCCAATTTTTTAAATATACTTTTGTAAAACCTACCACATGTTCAGGAAGTTTAATCACATAATAAATTCCACTAGCATTACCGTTATAAGGTATTAATGCACCTCTTGTTTGAAACATTTGAACATAGTTTGTTTCATCTATTCTAAAAGCTGCATTGGTTTCAACTACATCACTTTTTGTTAACCCTAATATTGCGCCCGATTGGTCATATACTTCAATGAAATTTATTCCACTACCACTAGCGCCACCGCCTGAACCCTCTATTTTTAAATACCAATTCATTTATTTCACCTCAACCATGATAATTCTAATATCAAAATATCTATTTAAATCTATAGTTTTACTAAATACCTTACCAACTTCTTCACCTAGAATGTCACTTCTTTGTGTCATTGTAGTAGACTCTAAATTCATTACTTTTCGGTCAATTAATGATAAAATATCCATACCTTGCTCAAAAAAGATAGTTGAACAAGGTAGAGTAGAGGAAACAATTTCCCAATGAGCAGGCGTACCTAATGTTTTTGAAATAAATTTTTTGTATTGATACTCATGAAAAATAAAAGACTTACTCTCATGTGATAGAGTCTGTGAACCATCATAGCTTTTAACTCCAAAAGGTAAAGTATCAGCAATAGGAGGATATTTAAAAGGTGTTGCACCAAAATTGGCAGTAACACCTCCGTTTCCACTCAAAGTTCCACTTGATACCATAATGCAGAAATTTGATAGTTTTTTAATATTGTCAAAAGCTATTCCTAAGTTCACTCCATTTTTATAATAAGTAAGAGTACCAGCATCAAAGTCTATGAGGATACCTATAATATCCCCAACAGATAGTGTAGAAGCGTAAGTCGAGGTTAAACCACCATTACTTTTTCTCCCATCAAAGTAATAATAAAAAAAATTATTAGATGAAGTAATTCCACTAGTCATGAGTAAATCTGATGAACCTATCCCTATGCAGTTAATATTTAATGCGTCAACTTTAATTTCACAAAACCATTTTCCGCTAGATTTTGGGTCAGTTGATTTAACTGAGCTATTTTGAAGTATATTGTTGGCAGTTAAATTTCCGTTGCTGAGTGTTGTAACAGAGCCTTTTTCAATTGGATTCCATGTTGTCATTTTCTTTTCACATCCAATCTATTAATACTTAACCATTGGCTACGACTTATTTGCTGTCTATGAATACTACCTGCCTCTAACCATGTTGAATCAATATTCATGTCAAAATTGTAATCTCTTTTTAATGATATTGTGGATTCTGAAGGTTGAAAGAAGTTTAATGCACCAATTCCTGTGTAGCTACTATGGCCATTATTACCATTCCATTTTATCCTATATGACCTGTACCCTTTATTATTGAAGAACTCATATTCTTTGTCAGTATTGTTTGTTGACCAAGATTGATTTGATCTTTGGTCTAGTTCTAACCAAGTGCCATCAATACCATCAGTTGTATTTAAACTGCCTTCTAGCACCCAACTTTTGGGCATAGAATTTAAATAAGCGCCTGCCATACTTCTAATTTTGTATTTATTTATTCTAATTTTATTTTTAAAATAAAAACCTAAAAAACCACCAAGAACTCCACTTTTAGTAATATAGCTTTCTGAGTTATCAATTCCACTAAATGCTTTCCATGCAGGATAACTTGAGCTATATACTGTTTCGGAGAAAGCAAAACCCATTTGTGATGATGTATTAGAAGTTAATTTTGGTACAATATAGTTCCCAACTCTAGATGGAGATTCTTTAACGTATGGGTTAGCCTCAAAATCCCCTTTAGCAATAATAAATTCATCCGACACAAACCCTGCAAGTAAATGAATTCTTACTTGTATGTATGGTTTCATAGCTGACTGGATTGTTCCGTCCGTTGCAATAGGTAACCAATCGGACCAATTTACACCGTTAGCTGATACTCTTGTGGATACTGTGAATGAGCTTGAGCCATTTGTTGTTTTTGTTGTAAATATTTTTTCGTAGCGATTAAATCTATCTCCGAGATTAATTACATCAGAAGTCCAACTGCCTTCTGCGGCATAGATCGGGTTTTCATTACTATCAAAATCGATTTGAGTTAATCGTAAATGTCCTGTTGTTTTGTCGATTTCTGTGTTTTTATATGTACCAGATACACCGAGGGCTAGCCCTATTTCTTTTTTCTCTACATTACCGCCTATTAAAGCCATGAGAGCATCCTCCTTTCTTAATGAATGATACTTTCTTCTTGTCTATCTCCAGTATCAATCGATTCTATCCCGCCTATGAACGTAAGAAAGTTTCCATTAATGTTCGTAATAGATTGACTTAAAAACAACACAAGAAATTTAGCTTTCTTATCAGCATTGATACCGCCCATTTTGGCAACCAAGCCTTCGTTTGAGAACATTTCAATAAGCTTTTCTAATGTGTATTTTCCCACAGCTATTGTATAGCTTCGTTCAGTGGATGATTCAAATAGTGAGAACTTGTTGTTAGCTGCAGTAATCTCAAAATAATTGCTTTTGTCAGGTAGTTGCAACCAAAATCGTTTCATTTTCCCTTCTTCCTTTCTATATGAATTATTTAATAATCCAGTTTATTTGACCAACTCGATTGGCTTCTAATGGAGCATAAAACCGTCCTACTTCAATGCCATTTGTTTTGAAAAGCAAATATCCGTTCATTGCTTTAGTTGAAGTAAGCTTTACAGCAATGAAGGCATGCTCGTTAAATGGCAATGTGACAATCGGTTGAAAAAACAGTTGGATATCTTCCATCTTGTAATTTGTTTTATAGCCAAAATGTATCGATTTGATATTCGATCGTTGAACTCCTTGTTGATTACTAAAATCAGTAAAGGCTTCTTTATATGTGATAAGGTCTTTATGCTCGTAATTCGTTGTTAAAGGATAGGTTGTGCCATCTTCTTTCACATATTCAATTTCAATTTTTCTACCATCTATGTTGAAGGAGCCATCTGACATTTCGAAATAAAATTTCATCCTTTGTCCAAACAAACCAAAACGAATGACCTGGTTTCTCTGAATTAAATAAAAATCATTTTTTTTATGCGTAAGTAGGTCATACTCAGCGAAGTTTTTACCATTGGCGTAATCGGCATTCCAATTAAAGGGGATATTGATTGCCTGATAGTTTTCAGTATTGGTGAATAACATATAATACCCATCTCCTTCATTGTATTGAAGTGTTTTATTGATTGCATAAAAACAGGGTAGGGGACTGACCCTTACCCTGAAAACTACTCGTATTGTATTAATTTTTATACGTAACGATAAGAAACACGTTGCATTAGTAGGTTTTTACCTGCAGATGCATCCATTGGAACATCTGCATAAACAGAAATTTTAACGAAGTTACCGCCTGCTAAATCTGCGTTAGTTCCTTCGGCATTCGTAGCATTGGCTAAACCTAAAATTTCTTTAGCCTTCGGTGTTTTATTAATTTTAATTGCAATATATTCTACCGTTCCATCCATAATAGGGTTGCCTTCTACAGTAGGCCATGAAGGTTGTGTAACACCTGTCGTTCCAGCTTTCGTTACTTTATAAATATAATCATTACTTGATGTTGGTTGAACGTATGCATCTAGTGTCATTGCTGTTTCAGCAGACCAAACTTGAGCAGTTGAAGCGTTAATATTTGTAGTAGTACCGTTTGTGCCTAAGTCCTTAGTACCGGATGGATTAAGAGGATTTCCGCCTTTTCCAACAGGTAAGAAGCGGGACTCTGATAAACTATCAACACGGACATGGAACCAATTGTTTTTTACAGCTTCTACAACCATTCCATCTGAATCGCCTGTCCCACCGCTTCGATCCCGTGTTGTAAATGTTACTTCTTCCATTTTAGGAGCATCGGTTGCTTGCTCTCGATTGTTCCAAATATAGAATATCTTTGTTTTTGATCGGGATGCAGCATCAACAGTATCGTAGTTCACTGTGTAATTAACTTCTTTTGATAATTCATTAGTACCTTCATACCATGATACGATTGGTTGGTTAGACATAAATAAATTCCTTCTTTCTAGTTCATTTTGTTTTTTATATAATAAAAACTCTTTAAGTCCCGCTAGGAGTTTAAAGAGTCGGTTAACATGATTTTGACATTGACAGATAGATTTTGGGCATCCACAGAAAAGGAGGGAATATTTAATCTGAAAATATCACCTTTTTGCACGGTAAATGCTGTTAAAGTATGAGATTGATCATCAAGATTATTGTTTTCTCTAATCATTATTGGATTATCGGTTACATTGAACCAATCCGCGAAGTTAGCTGATTTTTGTACCCAAATAGGAGTTGGTGCTAAGCCTTTTGATGTAACGGAAGCTTTGATTTCGACAATTTCACCAGCATAATCAAAAACTATATGAGGGTCTTGCACACCTTCTAAAATATCTTTTGGGATAATAAATACAATTGTTTTGTCGTTAACAAATTCTGTAATACCTTTTAATTTAATGAAATGTTCTTTACTCATTAAGCCATTTAATAGTTCACTTGCTAATGGGATATTACCGCCTAATGCATCAATTGGAGTCCAATCTTTACCATTCCAGCGATAGCGTATACCTGTATCAAAAACGTGAGTTGTCCAGCCAACTTCAGGGTAAGGGTACTTTTTGGCAATATCCTTATATGTATGAACATAAGGCTGATATATTAACACGGTTGTTTCATATGCATCTTTGACCAATTCTGTGGCGTCTTGTGCTTTTTGTGTTGCAATTAATGCCTGATCGGTTGCATTAGAAGCATCATTAATGGCAACCACAAGGCGTTTTAAGTAATTTTCATATGTATCTGTTCGATCTATTAATTCTTGTACTTGAGTTTTGCTTTTTTCAATAATGTGATGCAATGATTCAGTAGCAGTTGTTCCGTCATAGTGAATAATCCGTGTGGAAGGGTAGAGGATAAGGCCTCTTCCTTTATAAATAATGGACAGTGTTTGTGCTTCTTTTGATTGATGAAAATAAACAAAACCATTCGTATAGTCAACGTAAAACTCATGATCACTGAGATTATGTTTTATAAATGCTTCATAGTTTATTTCAAGCATATTTGCAATACGTACCTTAAACAATTCATCAGGAATTTCTAATAAGCACACACGTTGATTTACTACACGTGCAATATCAAGTCTATCGATAAAAGGGTCGTTTGGTGAGCCTTTTCTCCAAACGATATGGATAGGGTTATTAAATTCTAAATAGTTTATAGGTAATGACAAAGTATCACCTTCTTTCTTCATAATTAATTTGCAAACACATTGCTAGAACCTTCAGTAATTATTGCATTTGAGCCAGCATGTGTTTTAATTGCATCCCCTTTTCTTCCTAATGGCTTTCCATTAACAAAAACTGTAGGACTGCCATTAGTAACGGAACCATTCGTATTTGTATGAGCACCGCTATCATAAGTCCAACCATCAGGAAGGGAATAACTATCATTTTCGGTTGTTTTGGCGCCTGAGAATACCACTTCCTTTCCATTTACAAATACATTGGAACTGCCTTCGTTAATTTCTCCTTCAATGGTTGCGTTAATGTAATCATAAATATAGGAGGAGTAGGGAGGAAGAGTATCAGGATTAAGCTTTCTTACTTGAATATGATTTGGTGCCATACTATTTTGTATTTTGGCACCTTTTATCGCTACTTCTGGCATGTCACCGCCTCCTTAGTTTAAGTTAATTCGTGTACCATTGACTTTGACACCTTCACCATTAATAATGATTTTGTTTTCTCCTACAGCTAGAGTAATGGCAGAGGAGGCTTTGAAATTAATGTTTTTACCATCAAAGTTCATAGAATGGGGTGTCTTCATTAAAATAGATTCATCGCCATTTTTAAGGGCAAATTCGCGTTTTTGGCCATCTGTACCTACATAATCAAAATAGAAACCATCACTTTTTTTGTATTGGTAACCCACATTATTTCCAGCGCCTGTATCACCGCCAGCACCCCAAGTCATATGGGGGTAAGCGGCATCGCCTGTTTCTTTTACTGTAATGGTGAGCTTATCTTTTTCAGCACCGCCATAATTTGTTTTGATTTTAAAGAAATTGTCCTTAATATGAATAAAATCTTGAGGTTGATTGGAATTAAGTGTCTTTAATTTATTAACGGTTAAATCTGAAATATAGCTGCCGTCCACATCTTTAATGATTTCATCGGTATCATTGCCCATAACAAGAAGCTTTTTAGCGTAAATAAGCCCATCTTTCCCAATCCAAATACGCTTTTCACCTTTAGCATCAATGGCAATTCCTTCATTCGCATTTAAGCGGATTTGTTCTCCATTATTCCCATTAATCGTAATGCCTTTAGTTTGGTCGAAAATAATTTTCTCTCCTAAAGACCCGTCCACAATTTTAAGATTATGTGTGGTAATATCTTTTGCATAAAGCCTACCGTCAGTGCCAACGTAAAATTTCTTCTCATTCCCCACATAAATAGAAATTGCTTCATTGGCATTAAGCTTAATTATTTCTCTGTTTTTTCCGTAGATGGTAATCCCCTTTTCCCAATCAAGCGTGATAGCATCACCTAAATTGCCGTCTACAATACGAAGATTTTTTGTCACCAATCCTTCAGCGTAGAGGGTACCGTCTTCCCACTTATCGTCACCCAGTGTAGCAAATAATTTACTTACCCATTGATTATTTTCCCACTTTTGTAGGGCAAGTCCATTTGTGGCATTGAGGAATGCGCGATATTTCCCATCACTTCGAACAGCGATAAACCCAAACTCATTCATGATTAAATTGTTATTATAAGAGCCCATATGAATGCCTGAATAAAAAAGGGAGTCTTCAATTGCTTGTCGTAAACGTGTAGCTTCGTCGTAATAGTCTTTAAATTTTTGTACAAAAAAGCCACGATTTTCAATAGAACTCGTGGATTCAGTAAGGGGATCAGTCATATCGATTTCTAAGTTTTCAGACTCACGGTAACCGTTTTTCAATACTTTTATGTAACTATCTATGTAATTCATTAATGCTAAATAGGCTTCTTTCACTTTACTTGTTGAGTATCGATCTGTTATCGAATAGACAGTAGGGAAGGTTTGAGTAGCAATATCAAATGGACCATTTACATCCGTCTCATTATCTCGTTCACTTCGTATATATTTTTGGGCTTGTTGAAGTAGTAACTGATAGTCGGTGTGGATTTTATATAATTCTTTAATAAGCTCCAATTTTTCAAGTGTCGTTAACTTACCATCTGCAACTATTTTATCAAATAAACCAATATCAAAATAATTATTTTCAGCATCTATAATTACTTGCTCCAGATTATTAACGATTTTAATATTTTCAGCTACCATGTTCCGAGAATATAATGTTCCGTCTGTATTCGCCCATAAAATTTTCTTCCAATTGTCATCTTCTTTTTGACTAACTGCGAACCCTTCACAAGTTGTAATAGCAACTCTTGTAATATCGTTCCATGAAGTTAATCCAAAGCATTCGGGTTCTGGGTCATCTGTTACTAACCCTAAACGCATGACTTCATCACCGTTTCGATTATAGATTGTTGTCCGTGAACCTTGGGTGAGCCAAATACCTGATTCATCCTCGATGATTAAATTCACACCGGAAATAATTTTGCCGAAAATGCGCTCGCCAAAAATGCCATCTTTCGAAATAGCATGTTTCCATGAATTACCGTTATCATTGGTAATTGCTAAAAATCCATTTTGTATTACTAACCAGCTTAAAGGATCTGTTAAATCTTTTACAGTAATCCCACGTTCATTGATTTCAATTTGCTGATTATAGCCTGCCATGACCGCATTTTTTAACGCGTCCCATTTATTATGAATGATGTCATTAATGGCACCGTTGTTTTTTTCGGAAAGATTCCACTTCCATTTCTCCATTTGGACAAGGGTAGAAGTATTACCAGCTTTACTAAGCTGCTCTAACCAAGTATTTTTTTCGTCCATTTCGTTCGTAATAATTACTGAAATACTTTCTCTTTCAAAGTCAAATGTAATTTCCGTAATTTTTGCTTTAATATCTACTTGTAATCGATCGTAACGAACAGAAACGATATCCCCTAAATTGAGTTTATCCCAATCATTTTGACATTCTACGACGGTTAAAAAATCAATGATATTCATATCTAATTTTATTTTTGGTTCTAAATATTGCCTAAAAATTTCTTGCGCTTCTGTTAATAAATCTTGATCATCGACAATGGAGTCATTTGTGTATTCTTTTTCGATTTCAAAATTAGATAGTTCTGCTAGTTGCTCATTTGAGAAATTATTTTCTCTTTGTAATTTGTTTCTTAATTGTTCCAACTCATCTTCGTAGTTTTTTAGCTGATAACTTAATTGTCGAATAAATGCCTCTTGATTGGAAATCTCATTTCTTTTTGCCTCTAATCGGCTAATAATATCTAAATGGGCAGGGGAGTTGGATTGAAAATTGGCGTTAGATAAATCTAACTCATCTTCCAAAATGATTTTTTGTGTAATTAAAGTGCTAAGTAGCTGATTTTCAGTTTGAATAACAGCAGTTTGTGTGGTGATTACTGTAGTTAGATAAGTAAACTTTTCTGCCAATGAGTCAACTAATGTACGATAATCTTCTAATGCTATACACAACTCATCACTCAAATATTCTGAATGGCTAACGACAACTCCATTTTCTCGTTTGAAGGGATAGAGATAGAATCTAAAATCTTCTAAATAAGACTGGCCTGTTGGATTTAATCGATGAATGGTTAGTCCTTCTTGACCGTATACTTTTAAGCGAGTGATCGTATCAATCGTATTGGTAGATAAATTAAAGCTTTCTATATATTTGCCATCTCGAATATAAAAACCTTTATTATTGCCAATATTATCGGGTTTATAGAAATGGATTTCACATGTAACAGTATCCCAAACGATAAGGGCGTTCCATACGTTTGCTAAATCATAAATGATTTCTAATATATTATTTGAGGAAACTTCGTAACTTCGATGCGTTTCAAAAAAGCTATCGACATATCCAACCTTCCACTTCGTATTGGTTGATGCCAATATTTCTGTAGCTATTTGTGCAAGTGTTTTACTAACTACTTCGAAGTCTCGAATATTTTTGTCACTTAATTGCACACCTAAAGATAGGGCGGAATACTGTATATATTCATCATCACTATACGTTTTGTTTGATTCATTTAATAAAAAGTATTCTGTAATAGGACCAAATTTCAATTTAAATAGATAACGATTTTTAATCGCTTGTATATTTCTATTGTCCATTGGCACACCGTCTTGGAAAACCACAGTGGGAATCTTAAATGATAGTTCATTTAATACAGAAAGTTTTGTACTATAACTAATATCATAGGCTTCACTTAGTGGTGCAATTGTCTTTTTATCAGGGCGGCAAAGGAATATTCGCGGTTTTACTACTTTTAAATCATAATTAATGTCACCTATTCTCACTTTATCACCTCCTTTCACTGAAGTTATTGTTGAATAAATTGATGCTGATACCTAATATGCATATCAAAATCACCGTTTGCTTGAATGTAGTTCTTTCCAACAACTAAATCTAAAAATTCATCATTATGATCATCATAGCGATAGACCCCTAAATTTTGTCTATTTGACACGATTTCTTCTTTTTGACAATGAATATAAACTTCTTCGTTATCAATTAAATTTTGCAATTGCATTTTTTGATTTGTCACGGTATTAATGATTTCGATTGATCCATTTCCGTTTCTTTTAGTAATCCAAAGCTTAGGTTTTAAATTGAAATCACCCAAGTTTTCTATAACGGCACATGGATCAAAATCAATAGAAAATGCTTGAATATATGGCTTTTGATACTCTTTAGTAGTACTCATGACAATTTTATAGCGAAAAGACAAGTTTTGAAGACCGTATTGATCTAGTAAATCGGTACTATTAAAATTTATTGGTACCCAATTTGTCCAATCGACTGTATCGTATGAAACTGAATAATAAAATTCGACTTGTTGGGCATGGATATTTATAATACTTGCCGCAATCGTAGTAAAATATTTATGAGCATTAGTAGAAATTGAATGAATTTTAGAGATATAAGAGCCTTTTACGTTTAGAACAGCACCCCATTTTTTCATAATAAGCACCCCTATTCAATTTTGCCAAACGGTCTGAACTCACAGCTACTGCCAATCCGTTTCCATTTAATTGTTTTTGCTTTACGCCAAACGACAGAGCCATCAATAGATGTAATTCCATTTTGAATAGCAGTCCATTCAGGTTCAGTTGTTGAAGACAATCCTGCTGTTTCGCAAATATAGTAGTATTGTTTATTACCGTTAGTAGGATAAATAATATCGCCTACTTCATAGTTATATTCTTTGCGCCAATTGTTTCCGTTTGTATCGTAGAACTCTTGATTTAATCCAGTAAGGTAGGTAGGGGAGCTAGTTGAACTTCTACCATCCACTACACATTCGTACAAACCACCATTATCTGGAACAGCTTTTATTAACTCGCCAACCACATATTCTTTATTCCTTATTCTCGATTTAGCATGAATGCCTTCTCTTGTGGCAACCCAGCCAATATGGCTCCCAATGGCAGGTGTTTTGTTCCATATCACATGACCGATTGCGTAGAAAGTATTTTCATTTAAATCTTCAATAGACTGTACTGTAGATTTCAAGTATTTTTCCAGCTTAGAAAAATTTTTACCATAGTTGATAATGGTCTCTTTAATATCATCTTGTTCAAAGGTATCTTCTGTTACAATTTTTAAGTCCAATTTAGTTGTAGTTTCCATTAAATATCACTCCATCTTAAAGTATTTGCATATAAAGTGCCCCAAGTGTTCGTTAGTTCATCGATAGTTAATCCATTGGAAGTGAGTTTCATATTATACAATTGTCCTTCCGCAAATGTAGCGGTATCATCTTTTAGCAGATAGCGCTTATTAGCTTCTCTGAACGCGACTTTATCTATTATTTGTTCATGAGAATAGCTATAAGGGGAGTTGCATCGGAAAGTTAACTCGACAAATCCTTGTTTGAGCCCATTATGAATTAATTGAGAATCACCTTCTACAAGTGCATACATCACTCGATTAGGATTAGAATCAAAGACTAGTGGCTTGTAATAGGGCTGAAAGAGCCAACGTGCAATTTTTCTCAAGTCGTGCGCATTAACCCAATCATCAATATAAAAAGACAATGTAAAAGAGAGTGGATCATGTTCCACTCTCTGAAAGTAAGGTGTTTCATTATTGGCGATTTTCTTTTCGATAATGCGACGTTGCGGTAAAAAATTCTCTTCGAATAATTTACCCGAAGACCATCCAATATAAACGCCCATATCCTTTGATGAAATATGATCATACATAAAATGAATAGATTCTAACACTAAGTTCTCATTCCTTTCTTACGTAGTAAGTTATCGTTAATCATTTTGCTAAATTTATTAAGATCATTCATATCGCCATTCATTTTATCGATATTGAATTCAATGTTTATGTTGCCGTATGTAGCCCCTTCAGAATGATAAGATTTTAACATTGACGTTTCAGGCAAACGGAATGAAGAAGGGGATAGGGCACTAAAAATTTTATCCATGACATTAATGGAGTTAAACAAACCTTTAGTATCTGCCGAATCTAACATAATTTCATTTGGATGTGCGATGATTGCTTTACCACCTTTACCATCAATACCACTTCCAGACCAATTCATATACCCGCCTGAATCTAATGATGCTATATGACTTCGAAAATAATCTTGTAATTTAGGGTTTTGAATAAATTCTATGTAATTTTGCATCATATTTTTTAATTGGGATTTTTGAGTTGCATTTAAAGTATTAGTTATCTCTCTGTAACCTGCATTCGTCTGGATTTTTGAACCTTGATCTCTACCAGCTTTAGCCATATTATCAGCAGTATTACGTAATATTTGTTGCTGTATAGGGTCACTAATTTGGTCGACCAACACATCCTTAAAGTATTTAGCAGTTAACACCCTAGAATCTCCTAGGCTTATTGAAGCACCAATACCATATTTAGAAGCATTGTTATAGGAGTTTTCAGAAGAGCCACCTATAGCACCACCATTTAAAAACTGATTAAAGTATTTTGAATAGGCTCCATCGTTAATATTAGATTGTTCTTTAAAGTATGCTTTTAAAGTTTCCATCTCAGCTTGAGTTAGTCCAGATATCGCAGAATCAAAACTAATATCTTTTGAAATATTATTAGCTCCTTGGTTGCGACCTGCTTCCCCATAAATATTCCCTTTATAATGAGCTTGTTCCTTTTCAGCACCTGTCAACATATTCGCGACATTATCAGTTAAAAATTTTCCTAGTAGCACTTTTAAGTGTGCTTCAGATAAATTCCCTTTTGATGAAGTACCATTGCCGTAATTTTTATCAATCTCAGGATTATAGCCTTCTGGTAAACCATTTGATTCAACTTGTGAAGCCTTAAATTTATCAATTAAATTTAAGGCTTCTTGTAGTTGGTCTATAACATTTAAACGAATAGATATACCAACTGCTTCCATAGTGCCATTCATTGTATCTTTTAATCCTGGCATGGTTAAATTCATTTCATTAATATATCCTTGGAAATCGGCAGTAATTTTATCAAAGTTTTTTGCCATAATGTCTTCTCTTAATTGTGCAAACTTTCGTTCATCATTAAGTAAATCATTATAATGTTTTTCCCAATACTCTTTTTCACGGTTAATGTTGTTGAGGACATTTTCATGTTCATTCTCTTGAAGCTTGGTTTTTTCGTCTATTTCTTCTTCTTTTGTTTCAAGTGCATCATTTAAAGACTCTTTACGTAATTCAATTTCTCGATCATGTCTACGTTCGGCAATTTGTTTATCAATTTCAGCTAGTTGTTCTTGCAGTTTTTTTCGCTTAGATTTTGCTTCATGTGAGTTATCAAGTAGTAATAGGTTATATTGGCTTTGGGCAGTATTTCTTTCTTTTTCCATATCGCCTATTTCCATTTCATAATCACGTTCAGATTCTTGCCTATCTAGAAGCTTTAATTTATCCTCTACATTCTTTCTAAATAAATCCATTTCATCTTGAAGATTATTCATGATTTTTTCATGTTTTTCATTTTCTTGATTGACTTCATCTTCAATTAATTTCATATGCTCATCTCTACGTTCTTGAACATAATCTTTATATGCGGAAATTAAATCATTCGCAATTTTTTCTAATTTGGATTTATTAGCTTCTTCAAGCTGTTTTTTATAATCTTTTACTGCCAATGTGGCATTAATATAAGCTAAAGTTTCCGCTTTTAATAAATCTTCAGTTTTCTTGGCATCTTCAATTGTTATATCTTGTCGTTTTAATTCTTCAGCTAAATTATTGCTTGTTTCTAAATGTTTCTCTGCGATTTTTTTTTGCTGCTTTAGCATGATATCAGTATATTTGGCATAGTCTGCAGAACCTTCTTCATACATTTTACGAATTGCTTCTGCTCTATCTTGCCCAAATTGCATATCGGCAATAGCTACATCAGATTGGGTTTTAATATTAATAATGATTTCATAATTATTTTTTTGTAAATCAAGCTGGAGTTGTTTAATGTCCGTTTTTAATTCGGTCGCTCTATCATTTGCTTTCGTTAATGCCTCGCCAAATAATTGGCCATTATTAATTAATTTTTGAATATCACTTAATTCTTGACGATTAATGTTTTGTTTTTCACTCATTGTTTTATTAATTTTTTCAAGTGATCGTTGATATTTGAGTGATGCAGTATCGAGTTCATTTAAAACCAAATACTCGTAATCAAGGGCGGAATCTTTCGTTTTACGTTTATCTTCAAAGGAATTGATTAGATCTTCTACAAGGTTTACATACGACTCTAGTTTTGCCGTATCAACATCAACAATTGCAAAATCAATTTCGCTATTGATTTTCCCTAATTCGTGTAATTTTTCAGTATACTCATCGACGACAGAGGCGGATAGTTGACCACTATTAATAAATTGTTTTAATTGCTCAATTTCAGCAACATTTATTTTCCTTTTTTCAATTAAAGCTTGTGCTTGCTTATCTAATTCATTACGGTACTCCTTTGATGATTCTTTATATTTCTTTAAACGATTAGCACTATTTTCAAGGAATTTATCATAATTAGATTTCTTATATTCGAATGGAAGTAAGTAAGCATCTATAATTTCTTTTTCTAATTTTGCAATCGCTTCTTTTTGATTTAAAATATCCATTTGCAAATTGATTAGTTCAGATTTTGCTTGATCAATTGCTTGTTGTCCACTTGCAGTAACATTTGATGAATCAGGTATTGTGCCTGAATTTGCATTTTTATAATAAGCTGTTGGGTCAATTTTTTGGCCGTTTTTACGCGCTTCATAATGAAGGTGGGGACCAGTTGTCCGTCCTTCTTCTCCTATGTCACCAATATAGGTCCCTGCTTGAACGTATTCACCAACTTTGGCTACAGTTTTATCTAAATGAGCATAAAGGTGTTCAATGCCCGAATCATCTCTAATGACTACAATATTTCCATATGTATCATCTTCATTATTTTTTACAGCGTTACCTGCTTTTACGACAGTACCAGATACGTTTGCTTCTAATCGGGTCCCTTTTTTAGCTGATATATCTATACCTGAATGTTTATCTGGTTGACCAGTAATAGGATCTAGACGTCCTCCGTAAGAACTTGTAATTTTACCCGACCATCCACTTATTTTTTTTGCAGTATTTGATGTCGATTCATTACTTGTAATCACACCGGTTTTATTGATTTTTGATGAAGAGATTTGAGATTGAATGGAGCTGGCTTGTCTTTCTATAATAGATAATTTATCTTTTTCTAGTTTTAATTGCTGTTCTAGTGATTTTCGATATTCTTCAGAATGCTTAGGAAAAGTAGATTGAAGTTTTACTTGCTTTTGAATTTCAAGATTTAGGTTTTCTAGCGACATTTTATATTTGTCAGTAACATAAATGGATTGTTGGGTTGTTTTATTAGCGTTTTTTTCAGCTGTATTTACTGAAGCGACATTATTACCAATTTTGCTTAATTCTTCACCGTATTGTATTTGTAATTTTTTTAAATCAACTAATTTAGCTTTTTTAGGAGTTACTTTATCAGCTGTTCTATGATAACTCATTTCATTTTGTAGATTTGTTATGTCCGATGAAGAAGATGGGTTGTCTATTTTATCACTTATTTCTTCAAGTGCTGCAATCTCACAATTAATAATTGTAATACGTTTATTCGTTTCAAGTGCAAGATCAAGAGTGGCTTTTTGTTCCTCAGTAAGTTTATTTTCACGAAACAATCTATAGGCATTTAATAATGCAGCATTTGCCTTATTTTCTGCGCTCATCATATTTATTTTTTCTGAAGAAAGACCAATAAATTTATAATCATTGTTCATGAGTTCTGGATAGACAGAAGCTAAATCTTGTATAATTTTGTATCGATTATTTAATAAATCTTTTACATGTTGTTCTTTTTCAGTTAATTGTTCTTTGTTAAAAATATCTATTAAAGTCTGTTGAGAATAACCAGCTAATTGATTTGTTAAGGCTTCATAACTAAATAAAGAATCATCTAAAGCATCTACATAAGTACTTGAAATACCTAATGATTCTTCAGTCACGTCTTTATAGTTCTTCATTTTGGAGGCAAGATTATCTAGTTCATTGCCTGATGCTGTAGCACCTGAAGTGAAATTGTGAAGTGACAAGCCAGTTGAATTCATTACATTTTTATATTTATTGTAATCAGTAGTTATACTTCCAAGATGTCTTTTTAAGCCTTCTTGAATAGAAGCTAGTTTGCTATCATCTATATCAGGATAAGCTATTTTTAATTGATCTTTTATTCCGTTGAAATAATCTTCTACTTCTTTTTGCCTTTCTATAAACTTTTCTGGAGAAGCATATTCCAGTTTACTGAATTGAGAGTTAATATTATTTATAAAATCAGAAGCATTTGTATTCTGAAATAAAGTTTCTAACGCAGAGTTTAAATTTTGGACTTCACTTGTATTCGATGAAAAAATTAATTGAGAACTAAGCGTTTGAGCTAGATCAATAGAACTTCCTTTTATATTTTCATTGTTACTGATGATAGATTCTAAGTTCTCAATATAGCCTGTTTTTATTTCAGAGGATACTTTATTTAATTCGAGAGATGGGTCTTGTAGTAATTTAATGTATCGTTCTGTACTTGATATTAATGAATTTAAGTATTTAACATCTTCTTCTGTTCCTCCTATTTTGGCATCTGCTAGTTTATTTTTAAGCTCAGGAAGTAATTTTTCCAATTTTTCAACAGAGTTATAAATAGGTATATTTTCATCCCAAAAGTTTTCTTTTTTCTCGAAAAAATCTATTTTATAATTGGGACTTACATTTTTGTAGATATTAGAGTCATTTATGTTGGCAAACATTTTAAGTTTACTTTCAATATTGGACTTATGATTATCATAGCTATCTAATTTATCCTCAATGAAATTTACTCTAGTTTTATCTTCCTCAGATTTAGCATTTTCTATTTCTTTCTCAATTTCTAATTGCTCTTTTAACAATGCTGTTTTTATTTTAATAGATTCAACTGACCCCACCATTTTCTTGCCATATTCTTCTTCACCTGTGGCTAGTGAAGGGAGAAGCGTAGCTAATTCATTTTGAATATCACGATACTCTGCAAGGGTATTATTATCAGCATTCCCATTGTTAACAATTTCGCTTAATCGTTCATATTTAGGAATTAAACTATCGATTGTAATTGAATTTTGGTTATAAGTATCCAGCATTTCTTTTTGAGAGGCTTTAAAATCTTCTGCCTTTTGCTTTGCTTTTGCGATGCTTTCACTAATTTTCCCTATAACAAAGTCAACAGCCATAAGGCCTAAGCCGATGCCTGTTGCAGATAATAGTGATCTTCCAAACGTCGCTACAGTTGTGCCAGCGGTTGAAAAGGTCTCTTTCAGTGTGGTTGTTGTTTCTATTGCACCCACTAATGTATCAGTAAGAGAAGTAGAGTTTTGGGCGGTTTCTATTGTATTTTTATTAAAACCTATAATTCCTTGATTAATTTTTTCTAGTTGGCTTGAGATTTCTGATATACCAGCGATGTTGAAACCTTCACCGAATTGAATGTCTGTAATCTGAGAGTTTAAATCTGTAATTTGAGCCGTTAATTGTTCAAAGTCCGTGTTGTTTGCATAGCCATTATATAATGCGTAAAAGTTGGATAATGTTGTTTCGAGATTTTGCAGACTTTGTTGAGTTTCTTGTACACCATTTAATTGAAAATGGTTGAAACTTACTTTTTCTACTTCGTTTTTTAATTGCTTTACGAGTTGCTCTAGTGATTGTAAGTCACCAGTAGGAATATTTGCTAAATGCTTATAAAATTGTTTTACATTTATATTGCTATCATCGACTGCTTCATTAAACTTAGCTATCGAATTTACTGATGTGGTTATTTGTTGTTTGAATTCTTCAAATCGTGAAAGGGTAGGGGATGATTCACTTCCAATATTTTGAATTTGTGAATTTAACGTGTTTAATTGCTGTTGTAGGGCAATAATTTGCTGTTCGTATTCCATAAATGGATTCGTATTAAAACCTTTTACGTCTAGGTTTACTGTAAATGTATTAATGTTTTTTAATCTCTCTATGTAGGTATTAATATTCTTTTTTGAAACTTCGTCATTGACTCCTAGTGCGACTAATAAATTCATTGGTTTATTTGATCGTGTACGGTTAGTACTCAATAGTTTTTCCCTCCTAATATGAGATAAAACAAGAATACAGCCCTAAAATAGTAACTGTATTCTTGTTTTATCTAATTTTCTACGAATATATAAATATCCTAAAATGTTCAAATACCCACCTAAAAAGGTAGGGGAGTAGTTCAAAATTTTAACTATTTATTTTTCTATTTTGGCATTGGATTCTAATTTACTCATTAATAGCTTTTCGAGCTCCAAAAACTGGATGCTTATATTGAATTGCTTACTAATTTCTTCGAGAACATGCGAGATTTCTTGAACAGAGAACATGTCCATTAGGAATAGGTCATACCAGCCAAGCTCTACTAGATTGTGCATCGTAGCAAAGTGAGTTTCAATTGATTTATCTTTCAGTTCAGCTTTTAGTTCAGTAAAATGTTTGATAATTAAAAAGAGAATATAGTGTTGTAATTCATGGTCATTTTTAAAGAAATCCAAGTTGTTTTGTTGAACATATTCAAATGTACTTGCTAAATCATTAATTAACATTGTTTTTCTGCGTTTACTGAACTTTGGATAGTAATAAATAAATTTTCCAAGATTTTTATCAATGTAAAACTTTTGCTTTTTGTTTAGCTCATCAGCATTTTTTTGAATATCTACTAAAGTTAATTTCGTTTCACGTTTAGCCATTTTCTCGACTCCTTCTTTTAGAATAAAAATGGTAGAGAATTATATTCTCTACCATTTTTAAATTAATTTATTTAAATGACATCTACAGTAATTGTTTCAATATATGTACCATCTGTTACTTCAATAACTGTTTGGCCATTCGTTGCAGCACTTGCGCCTAACGTTACAACACCATTAGTATCGACAGTTGCAATTGTTGGATTTTTTGAAGTCCATGTTAGATCACTGTTTTGTAAAAGTACATTACTGTAACCAGGACCGCGAATACCTAGTACAGTGATTTTTTGTGAATCTCCAGGAACAGCTGAATCAAGAACTAAACGAGAAGGATTTGAAGCTAATGCTGTAACTTGTACCTTTTCATCCGTTAAATTACGAAGTTTAATGTAGGCGTAGTTTCCTTTTTTATCAGCCAGTGAGCTACCTGCAAGAGAAGAAGAAGCTACACCTTCGTGCGTCATGGAAATTTCCACTGCACCATTTGGTTTAAAGTTAGGCACTTCAATAATGACTTCACCTGTTTTCCCATTGTTAGAGCGAATATCTACATTTAATTCCATACGCACAGCTTTCGGGAATGAATCAGCTGAGATTTCAATCGTATCCATCATTTCCTGTACTGCATAGACAACCTGCACTTCTTTACCAGCTAAAGTTGGAATTGAGATATCTTTACCAGTTGGAGTGGATTGGGAGAACGTGCCGTTTAATTGTTCCACATGGACTTTGCCAATAGGCGTATCAGTTAACGATCCTTTCCCATTTTCATCAAGTAAAATAATTTCATCTGTATAGAATTCCGCTAATTGATGATTAATTTCTGTCCCATTTTGCAAAGCAATATAAGCCGTATCGAATGCGGCATCTTCAATGGAGAATGTCAATTCTTTTTGGTAGTTAAGTTCATAAACTTTTTTAGAGCCTTTCCCTGCATGAATTGCTTGTGTTTGAATTGCTTGTGTCATTGATGAATTTAATAATGTTTTCCCATTAAGAATTAATTCATCTGTTAAACGATCAAATAAACGAACATTTGCTACTGAAGTTAAAAATTGATTTTGTTGTGTCATAATAAATTACCATCCTTTTAGATTATTGTTTTTTATTGAAACTGGGATCAAGTCCTAGTTGTTTCATTTGTTTATCAAATGCAGTTTTTGTCATAATGACATCTTCATTTTTCTTTGGTTCTTCTATATGTCCTAACCAATGGGGGAGATCTTGCTCATTTTTAAATTCAACCATACCGGAATAACGAGCATTTAAAATTGCATCGCTACTAATCATATAATCCATACGTACTAATCCTTTGTGAAATTGATAAAGGGTTAAGTTTTGTATTTCGTGATAGGGGAGCCCAGATTTACAATGATAGGCTACTATTTGCTGCTCTATATCTGCTTGTCTTGTTTTTCTTTTAGCCATAAATGCACGCGCATCTTGAATCGCTTTTTTAGTATCTGGGTCGATAAATTCATCATCTAAATCGATTAGGTTTTGCTCACTAATAATGGTCTTGATTTTATCAAAGTCACGTTCGTGTAAGGAAATTCCGTCGACAATAATAAACGCCATACCTTTTTCATTGACAGTTAACTGTATGTTTTCTGTTTTAAAGATCAGCCGGTATAATGCCAATAGCTTTACTATTAAATCATTACCATCTTTATTTTGGGAGAGAGCTAGGAGAAACATGAAATAAGACATTCTAATGACTTCGGGTTCTTGAAAATCATTTTTAGGCAAAAGTAAACATTGTACACAATCGTAAAATTCATCAGCATCCTTCATTCGGATAGGATGAAGATGTAAACCCTTGTAAGGGGTGGGCTTGCCAAATGCTTTTATTGTTGAAATGCTCATTTTTGATAACCTCGTGCTTTTTGGTCGGAAGGGAGGATGTAAGTCCAACGATAACCTACAAAACCATTAGGCATATTTAATAGTGGCATCCCACTATGGAATCTCAACTCATTTAATTCTCCTTGTTCCCCATGAAATAGTACTTCATTAAGCGCTTCACCCAGCCAATCAAGTCGAAAATCTACGTTATTAATTGAATTGGGTGTATAAATATCGAAAATATATTGTTGCGTGCTACAATAAGGGTTATCTATAAATTGTTTTGTTTTGTTAAGATAATGTTTTTGAGGTGTTCGTGAACCGGTATATAAACATATTCGACAAAAAGAAGAATCCATTGTTAAATCGTTTGTTTTGTCTCCAATTACAAGTAAATTGTTTATAATAAGATCTTTTTCAGGTAACATAGATACCTCAATTTTGGACTCATCCAGTGGGTCGTTTACATCATCTTTTGGTAAATAATATAGTAAACGAAGTAATTTTTTATCATTTATCAATAGTTGATAAAATGTAGATAAATTATTTACAATTTTCATTCTCCTTTGTCCTCACTTCCTAAGAGAAGGGTATATTTCTGAAGGTTTCGTTTGTTTTTTTACATTAATTCATGCAATGGCATCACCTACTATTTATTTATTGAATTTAAGCTTAAACATTATGTACTTATTGAAAATTTTTATATGAAACCTTCATGATGTATCCATGCAAAGTGCCATAGATACATTTGAAACCTTCATTATGTGTTTTTAAATTAATTCATCTATTTAACTTACTCCTCTTCTACCTCTTCAATGCCGAAAGTAATAGCTTCTAAATAGGAAGTATTTGAAAAAGTGTTATGTCTTGTTGATCCCTTTTTGATTTCCTTTTGTTTATAATGAGATAGTACATAATTATCTTGCAAGCGATGCTGCCCCCCTTGGCTTTTAAGTAATTGAGTGATTTCTCTACGTCTTTTATTACGTTTTTTTGTTTCTTTAATAAACTTCAAATTCTCTTCTTCTAAAAGTAATTCCTCTTTTGTGAAATAACCTTTTGTTAAATAATAACCTATCATGTCCAATAGAATTAATGTATTATATGTATTTGCTGTGATGCTAAAATATAACTCTAACGGAATTTCTTCGCCTTTATAAGTTAATTTTTCATTTTCTAGCATACATCTTATATACTGAACTCTTTCCTCAATTGGAAGATTTACATTCAGCTCTACGATAGCGTGAGGTAATTGTAGTTTCATATAAATGCTCCTTCTACTTATTAAGTTGACTAGTGTATCTAAAAAACTACTATTTTCGCCCAAATATTTTTTCCCTTACTTTTTGCATTTTTTACACTGTGAATGATATAAATCTTTGCTACTGTTGTTTATGCTATAAAATTCATCAGTAGCAGGAAGCACTTCTTTACATTTGCTACATCGTTTCGATTTTAAATGCAATTTCTCCGTATAAACAGTTTTTCTCCATTGTCGATCATTTTCTTGTTTTATTCGTGAGCAAATGGTAGATAGTCTGCGTCCCACTGTTTTAATAGGAATTTCTAAAAGCTGTCCAATTTTATGGTATGAATAGTCTTTAGCTATGTAGGTAAGTAATTTTATCTGTTCCTCGTTCAAACTTTTTTTAATTAATTCATCTAAATCAATAAATAAACTAATAACATCCGTATTCATTTTTAAAGTGCTAGACGTACAGCCTCCTTGGTTTCCATTTAACAACGTATCATCGATCGAACCTCTATACGTCAATAATTCCTTAATTACTGTTTCATCTGATAATACTAATTGTTTGAATCGCGCATCTTTAGCTGTTTGATGAGCCAATAACATCGTCTCCTTTCATTTAATTCAGTCGCTCTTAATGTTATTATAGTCGTAACATAGAATTATTCAACATATTTTTAATTAATTCATTTATAAAAAATTTCCGATATACATATTTACTGTGTTTCTACCTATATAAAGGTATTTTAAAAATTTTTAACAAAGTTTCAATCAATTGATTATAACTTTAATTAATTCATTTATAATAGTTACATTTTAATTTCTCGTATGGTACTATTGAAATAATTAGATAATTAATGGAAAAACGAGGGAGTGTAAACGTTGAAAATTGGTAAAACCCGCGAATTATTAATTGAAGAGATTATAGCTAAAATTCCATTAATCGTTCAGAATGATTTATTTTTAGATGAAATGGCTATTCAACTCAATAGACATAACATAAATATCGGAAATATTTTAGAAATGATTAACGACGAAGATGTATTACAAGAAGCAAATTTATTTGAGTTATTATTATTAGGTGAACAATTTAATTTAAAACTTAAAGAAACTAATTCAAATTGGATAGAGGAATGGTTAAATCCTTCTGAAATCAAAGAATTAAGATTGTATAAAAGAGTGTCACCTTATGAAGAGACTATCAGTTTACCTTATTCTTTTGAAAATGTGATAAAAACAGGACATAACGAATTCACTGCAGTGATACCAAATGCAATCATTGGGAAGTTGTGGATGAGTGGTATTACGATGTATAACCCCAATATTCAGCGACAAGCAAAAAAGAAAAAGCTAAAAAGCGAAATAATAGAAGTGATGAATCTAAATCCTAAATCATTACGTGAGATTGAAAAACAAACTTTAAATGGAGATTTGATTACTTCTACTTTGAGATACAATGCTAAAGTTGGTACAGGGAATGAAGGAGTGGAATTATTTTATGATGACAAGGAAAAAACGCTGACTTTGTTAGAAGGTACTATATTGGATGTATTAGATGGTGCACATAGAACGTTCTCTATTTATAACGCCTATATGAAAAAGACTGAACTAGAGGGAAATATGATTGTTATCTTTTCAAATATGACAGAAGCACAATGCAAAAGAGTTCAAGTAGATATGGCAAAAGCTAATCCGATTCCAAAACCAAGATTGCAAGAATTGGCTAAAGATAAGTTATCGGATGAAGTGGTGATTGAATTAAAGGTGGAAGGGGAATTGAAGGGAAGGATCACTTCAAGTTCTAATATTAAATATTCATATGGTGAAGTCGTTACTTTTTCAGAGCTTTCAAATGCAATCGAAAGTAGCTTTCAATTGGAAAGTCGAATAGAGGTAGTAAAGGTAGCCAAAGTGATTAATGACTATATGATGTATCTTTTTGCATTTTATAAAGAACATTTAAATGATAAAAACTCTTTAATGTTTAGAAATCGAATGTTTAATGGTCATATTGAATTGGCAGCACAAATGCATAATAAAAATATCACATTTGAAGGTTTGAGTAATTACTTAAATCAGCTAGACTTTTCTATTCAAAATCCGTTATGGGAAGAGCTAGGTATTCATCAGTATGGTGGACTTAGCGTTCAAAATAGAAAAAAACTTCGGGAAATATTTAGGAACTTAATCCAATAATGAGGTGTACAACTGATGCTAAAAGATAATGTATTTAATAAGGATATAAAGGAATGGTATTTAGCAACATTAGATGTAAAAGATAATAGTTTAACTACGTATTATTCTCTCTTTAATAAAGCGACACAAATTGAAAATCAAAAAAATAAAGATATTTTTGATATGAATAAAGTGGAGTTAGAAGAACTATTTTATAGCTTAAAATCTCCTAGCCCCCAGCCGTTAAGTGCGTCTATCGGTTTTATTTCTAGATATATCGATTGGGCAATAATGAACGGTTATACAAAAAATCGTTCACAAAGGTTACCGAGCATCATTGATATGGAATACTGTAGTAGATTTGTTTTTAAAGCATCAATTGTAAGATACACTAGAGACCAATTATTTACTTATATGCGTTCATTTGATGACCAAAGACATGCAGTATTTTTATTATGTTTATTCGAAGGAATAAAAGGAGAAGGCTATAGTGAAATACTAAATTTAAAAATGGAAGATTTAAGCGAAGAAAATGGTCATTATTTTGCTAGATTAATAAGTAATAAAGGCTATAAAAGAAAAATAAATATTACAGAAGATCTTTATTGGAAACTTGAAAAATTAGACAAGGTGTCTTCGACAAGTTTAATACCTAAACAAGGACAAAAATACTTCTCTGACAATACCTATATTTTTAAAAAAGCGAATGTAAAAAGTAGTGATATTCAACTGAGAGCTTCCTTCGGAAATAGAGCATTAGAATTAGCAAAAATAGTTTTTGATAATAATAATTTAATTGCTAGCACCATCCAAATCTCAGGGATGATGTGGTATATTTGGGAGATTATTAAAGATGATGAAATAAAAGTAGTGAATAAAGAACTACTTGAGAAAGTGGCCCTTAAATATGATACAGGTTTTGCAAACAAAGATAATAAATATGTAAGTTATTCTGTGCTTAAACATAAATTAGATTTTGATTTTATGAAAAAAAATTATGGACATTTTAATATAGAACTATAGAACTGGTGTGATACCAGTTTTTTTTTATTGCAGAATTTTAAGAGCACTTTTAGAGAATGACATTGACAAGGTTAGCTAGTTTAAGTTTTATCAATTCATTCCTCTAGTTTTCAGGGTATCTTTTTAATTAAACAGTAAATAAAATGTAAAAATTCTCTAAAATAACTTGTAAACGAACATCTGTTCGTGATAAAATAAGAACGAATCTAATATTGTTGAGAAAAATATGTTAGTTTAGTGTAATACTGGGAGGTTATATAAGTGAATGAATTACAAACAACAGCTATTTTAGAGTTAGTTCTTTTCAATGAAAGTAATATCTCACGCGAGTTATTGAAGGACTTTAATGGTGGAATTACAAATGTTATTTTAAGCGATGAGGGAGGAAATATTTTAGAATGTAAATGTATGGACAGTTCTGTATCTAGTTTAATACTAATGGATACTTGGAATGAGGATGAACTAGAATTAATTAAAGGGGTTGATGATACAAAATTTATCTATCAACAATCACAAAATATAGATATTCAATATGATAGTTTAGTTCAATTGGATGATAATCAAGAAAATTTATTTTGTGTTGTGGAGCTTAAAAATATAATTTATTTATATAATGGTTTTTTAAGAAAGTCGATATTTGATGATAGTATTACATGTTTAGAAAGTTTAAAAGAATATCTAAATAATCACTATCCAAAGCATAGAATTTTAGAGAAGATAAGTTAATAACGCATAAATGAAATCGACATAGAAGAATTATTTAAGTGAAATAATTTAAAAATGATATTACATAATAAAGGTTGGGTTCATATGGAAACGATAAATAAATTATTAAAAGAATTGACGTTAGATTTTGGTTATATTTTTGGCGCTGTTAATCAAGGAAGAGTATTTGAAAGTGACATTAATATGAAAGATTTTTTGCATAGAAGTCAAGGGTTTCAATTAAAGTTAAGGGATTTTACAAAGCATGTAGAGGAATTACAAATTCAATCAGAAAAAGAACAAACTTTAGAAAGGTTGAATAAGCTAATTGAATTTTTAGAAAGACAGGTTGATGCTCAATGA